ACCTGCGCCTCGTAGCTTGTTTCCTGTTCTTCAGAATCCGTACTGACGCGGCAGTAGGCTGCAACACGGAGCTTTTTCTGTTCAGATTGCTTTACTGTGTTCCCGACCTGCCTTTTGGCCGGGATGACCATAACATTTCCCATTAGATCGCCTCGCTCTCAATGAGGCTGTACAGGTATTCTGCCTGTAGCCTCGGATCTTCATAGTGTTGCTCTGCCGCTGCCATGCGAAAGCCGGTAGGAGACGCTGCAGGCTTTGAGTTCTTTTTCCTGTTCAGCCTGCCAAGTTTCCCGGCGCGTTCCAGACGGATGGCAGCAGCTTTATCGTAGGTTTCCTGATCGATGATGGCCGGGTAAAAATCGTCTCCGAGGTAGTGTCTGTTTTCCATCAGACGCTTTGCTGTGCCGTGGTAGGTTTCAATGCCAGCAGCGGCAGCAGCCTTGGCCAGAGCCATCCCGGAGATGTAATTCTTATAGAGCTTCCGTATTTTATTGGCTTCATCCTCTTTAATCGTGGCGCGGCCGTTTTCAATGCTGTAGCCGTAGGGTGTATGTCCCATGTTTTCACATCCTTTCCCGAAGCGTCAGACCGCATTTCAATTCAAAGCACACTTCATTTCTGGAGCGCACAATGATGCGGTTCACATATTCTTTAAACAGGGCATCATCGAATTCCTGAAGTATTCCACCTTTTTCTGTAAAGTGCAGAAGCGTTGTGGCTGCAGTAACCTTTGTTACATCTCCGGAAACGGCGTTTTTCAAGGCGTTAATCTCATCCCGGCAACTGTCCGCCTGCGAAAGCAGCTCGTTCGTTTCCTTGTTAAAAAGGATCGGGTCGATGATGCCCTGTGTCATGAGCTTTGTCAGCGTCTCGCGCTTTTCTGTGTTTTGCGCCAACAGGGTCTGTATTTCCTGAATGCGCCGAAGCGAGTCATCAGACGAAGTGTTTTTCAATGCGTCCACATATGGTTTTAGGATGATCCTGTGCGCGTAGACCAGCTTGTTCATCATGGTGACGAAAGCCTGCTTCAGATCATCGTCTTTTACAAAAAGCATGTGGCATTTATCTTTATCCTTGATGTGGGTACTGCAGCACCATGCGGTGTATTTGTATCCGGTGCAGCTGTGTATCCGGCGCTTAAAGGTATCGCCGCACTCGCCGCAGATGATCTTCCCGGAGAAGGTGTAGCGATTCTGGTATTTGTCGCTCCCTTTGACGACACCTTTTTCCGTTGCCCGCTGGTGAATAAAAGCGTGAGCAGCTTCAAAGTCCTCCCGGCTGATGATTGCCTCGTGATGATCCTTGACCATGTACTGTGTCTGCTCGCCGTGATTGTTGTGCCGGACAAAGCGTGAATCCGAGTACGTTTTCTGGAAAAGGCAGTCGCCGACATACTTCTCATTGGAGAGCATCCCACGAATGGTTGTGGCTGTCCAGCGTCCGTTTCGCTTGGTAGGAATGCCGCGCCGGTTCAGGTCATCCGCGATGGCGTGGGTGCCTTTGCCGGAGAGCAGCGCTGCGAAGATTTCTTTTACCACAGCCGCCTGCTCCGGATTAATTACCATCTGCTCGCCATCCCAATCGTAGCCGTAGGGTGGGTAGCTGACTTTATAGGTGCCGCTCTCAAAGCGTTTCTGGATTGACCACTTGCTGTTTTCTGATATGGAAACAGACTCGCCTTCGGCCATGCTGGAGAGAATTGCCAGAAACAGCTCGCTCTCCATTGAGCCGGTGTTGATATTTTCCTTCTCGAAATAAATCGGAATGTGCAGGGCGAGCAGTTTTCTTACCAGTTCTAAGCAGTCCGTTGTGTTCCGGCTGAAGCGGCTGATGGATTTTGTGATAACAAAATCCACTTTACCGGCCTTGCAGTCGTCAATGAGTCGTAGGAGCTCCGGGCGCTTGTCCTTCTTGGTGCCAGTGATGCCTTCGTCGTAATAGAGTCCAGCGAACTCCCAGTCATCACGGGATGTGATGTAATTTCCGTAGTGGGTTTTCTGTGCATCAAGGCTCTCAAGCTGGGCATCAGAATCCGTAGAGACGCGGCAGTAGGCGGCTACCCTGATCTTCTTGAGTTTAACTTTCGAGCTCGCTGTTTCCGCGATTTTCGTGACTTTTTTCAAGGGAAGTCCCTCCTTTCCGTACGTCTATACATCACTCTAAAGCGACTACATATCAAGGGATTTTCGGCATTATTTCCGCGAACAAGGGGGAGAAAGTTTCCCGATTGATGGCGGTTAATTTGTTGAATTCAGCCACAGAAATGAGGCCGTCATCGAGCATCTTCTTTGCGATTGTCTGCGCTCTGCGGTAGTCCAGATCGCCCTGAATCCGCTCTTGCGTGAAATATCCAGATTGAACATTTGTGATTTCGTCTGTCATAACATATCCACCTCCAGTTTCCACTGGAGATGAACTGCCTTTTTGAGCGGAGGAAAATAAAAAAAAGCCTGCGGGTATTCCGAAGAACACTCGCAGGCATAGTAGATTGGATATTCAGTTATTTCACTCTGATCTTCCAGCCGGTCAGAATAAGGTTGACGTTTTTGATGAGCGTCGGGTTGAGCTTCTGGATCGCCGAAACCGTGGTGCTGTATTTCTTAGCAATTCCGGAGAGGGTATCACCGCTTTTTACGGTGTAGTAGACAGGAGTAGATTCCTGCTTTTTCACCAGAGCATTGACCTTTGCCTGCACGGCAGAATAATCATACCCGGCAGCGGTGAGGCGTTCTTTGCGGTCGGTTCCGTTTCCCCATTTGCCGTCCAGCACCTCTTGCGCCAGCTCATCTACGGTCTTTGCCGGAGTGACCGGAGCAGGAGTGGCAGGCTTGCTGTCATCGGACGCAGACTTTGTAAAGCCGTTGAAGCCGCCGTTCTGGATAATGGCAGGATAATCCACATAGGCGTAGTCCATATCCACATTACCACTGATGCCGTCAACAGAGCCCTTGGAAGAATACTGCCAGATGCCGTAGTCGCCCTTATAAGAACATTTGCTGGCATACTGCGCTACCCAGTGAGCGTAGGGCGTGAGTTTCGTGTCATCCATGCGTTCTTTGAAGCCGGAAACAGCGGAGCCATAGATCCCGACGAAGTATCCGGCATCTTCCATAGTTTCACAGAAAGCAATGGTGGCCTCAGTGATTCCGGCCTTGGCAGAGGCAGGCTGCGCTTCGTTATCCATGTAGACCGGGTATTCCAGTTGCTTGCCCTTCAGGATTTGCAGGAAGCGCTCGGCATCTGCTTTTCCGGTGGCAGCAGTCACGCAGTCCTTTCCGACAAAGTAATAAGCGCCGATGGGGATACCGGCAGCCTTAGCGCCTTTGTAATTTGCTTCCCATTTGCTGTCCGTATAAAAACCGGCATCGGAGCCGCCAGCTTTGATGATGGCAAACTCGATACCGGCCTTTTTGACCTTATTCCAGTCAATGGTTCCCTGCCAATGACTGACGTCGATTCCTTTTCTCGTCATGTTATTTTTCCTCCTCATCGTGACGGTCATGGAGCTGCTCCAAGACCTCCTTTAATTTCTCTGGTACCGGCAGGCCGAGGTGTGCTGCGTTCTCCGTCAGCGACAGACCTTCATTGGACAGGTAGAAGAAGATGATCGCCGTGCGGAGCACTCCCGGATGGCCGAGTACCTGAACATCAATGACGTTTCCGATGCCTATCAGCAGGAAGATCAGCACCTTGCGGCAGATTCCCTTAAAGCCGACCTCGCTTGAGAGCTTTTTGTCTGCGATGGCACACATGATGCCGGTAAGGTAGTCGCAGGTCACAAAGATCACCAGAGCAATCAAGAGTCCGTCACAGCCGCCAAGGAAATAGCCAAGCCAGCCTCCGACAGCGGCAAATACCAGTTGGATCGTGTTCCAGAATTCTTTCATGAGAAAATCCCTCCTTTGTGCAAAATAAAAGCCGCCTGCATTTTGCAGACAGCCTCGTGAACTGTATCCGTGTATAAAGTTATATCTGTTTTGGCAGCGCTTCCCAGAGCCGCATATCTTCCTGTCCCAGCGACCACATGGCAAAGCCTCTCACTCCCCAGCGGTAGGCCGCTTCGTTTGCCCAGTAAACGAGCGAGTCCACATCCTGATAGTAGAGGATGGAAAAGCCGTCTGCGTCTCCGAGAAAGAGCCTTGCTATCCAGATGTCGATATCCTTTGGCGTGATGGTCACCGTATAATCGTTGCCGCAGGTCAGGGCAAGCTCATGGGAGTGGTAGAATTCATAATCCAGCGAAATACTCTCGCTGCGTGTCGCATCCTCCTCGATATCCGAGGTCAACGTAAACACCTGAAATTCCGTATCCCACGTGGCGTTCGACCGGCTGATCCTGCCATACTGCGTAACTGTGCCGTCCGGGAAGGTAACATCAAAGCGTTCGTATGGCTCGTAAGTCCACGCATCGCCAAGGCGGAGCAGCTCGCAGACCGTCCGGTTATCTGATCGGTATCCGGCATAGCCTCCGGAAAAGCCGCTGACTGTAGCAGTGAAGCGAAGCGTATAGGAAGAACCGGAATAAACACGCACCTTATTCCCACGGATACGCATCTCGACCGTGTACATGGATGGATCGGTACGAAGGTCGGCGTTTGCTGTCCGCTCTATGGTCTGGCTGTAGCTGCCAAGGAGCGTGCTGCCATTATAAAGATCCACAGCCTGAGAATCATAATTCAGGCAGCAGAACAGATCACCGCAGAATACTCCGGCCTTGCCACTTCCTGTTGCAGGAAAGGCCAGCCTTGTCCGCAGGTGAATATCGGAAAAGCCATCGTATCGCCATGCGAGCTTTCCGGAGCCGTCAAGCTGGGAGTAGACGCGGCTTTCGGAATATTCATCTTCGCGCCATACCGTCCAAGAGCCTGAAAGGGTCGTCCAGTAGTTTGTTTGCAGCACACCGTAGTCCCGGAAATCCTCATACCAGATGAGGGCAGAATCCGGCTTTCGCCTCAGCATTTCGCAGGTGAGCTTGAAAGCTCTGTCCGGCTGACACTCGTTGCCGTCCACGTCGATAAAGTGGCGTGGAGAGAGCGTAAAGGTCGCAGTGCCTGCAGAGGGAGCCTCCGAAAAGCTGCTGCAAACACGGTAGCCGTAAAACTGTACGCCTTTTACATCTACGGATATCACGATGGTGTGCGTCCCGGCAGATAGTGAAATGTTGCTGGCGAGTGTCGCCCAGAAGGTGCTTCTCCAATATGGCCACCAGAGCCTGCTTTCCGTAAAATGCGTCGTGTTGCCGTCAATCGAAACATAGATGCCGTTTTTATCCCAGAAGGGATAGCAGAGCCGGATGGCAATGTCGTAGGTTCCGGCGCTTGAAACGGAAAAGGTATATGTGGCAGAGCCCGCATCACCGAGAGTGGCCACGCCGTTTTCAAAGGATACAATGCCGGAGTAGGAGCTTGTCGTTCCATCCGCATCCACATAGATGGTGCCGAACTCTGTGTGTTGCTCTTTGCTATAAGCCGTCAGATAATGCCGCCTGTTATAGGTTCCGTTCATCAGAGGATACTCATAGCTTGTGGCGTCTCTGCCTTCCATGAAGTCGTAGACCTGCGGAAGCGCCCAAGGTACCATGTCGTAATCGTCCCAGTATGCGAGGATCGGGATGAAGGGCTGCGGTGGAGCATCGTCCGTGAAGTTGTATTGCCCGGTCATCCAGTTCTTTGCCGCATAGTAGGTATTTGATGTGCCGCGATAAGTTTTACCGAGGTTTGCAGGAAGATCATAAATCTGCCAGTTCCAGCCGTATGCAGGAAGGCCGAAGAATATCTTATCCGGATTCATGACCGTGACCGCATAGTCGTAAATGCCCTCAAGCCAGTCCCTTGGAGAGACGGCTCCGGGAGCAGAGCCTGCCCACGCCATGCCATAGCTCATGATGGCCGCCGTATCGCAGTAAGCGTTGAGGTCGCCGTAAACGCACCAGTTTTCACCTCCGACCGAGCCGTTGATGGAATTCATACCCGGCAGGCAGATATTCATGAGCTTGCTGCTGTCGTAACCTTTTACTGTGTTATAGATATTCCGAAACATCGCCGTAGAGGCAGCGTGCGTGGAATATCCGTCGCCTTTCTCAAGGTCAATGTCGATGCCGTCGCACCATGGGTATTTTTCCATAATGCGGACGATCTCCGAAAGGAAGGTATCCTGAGCGCCGTCGGTGTTATCCCGGAGAGCTGCAAAGATACTGTTCGTGCCATCGTTGGATATCGTCAGCAGCCATTTGATGTGTGGCCATCGGTTGATGTAGGTCAGCATATTGGAAATAGCCACGCCGCTTTCCGTGATGATACCGGTGCGCGATACCTTAAAAGAAAAGAGACCCACCTGTGACAGGCGGTCTCCATATGCGGCAAGTGCCTGATACATTCTGGAATTGCCCATGAATGTCCAGACCATGCACTTGCGGCCTTTCAAATAATCATAGCTCACAGGGCATCACCTCCGTCCTGCATGACACGGGGACGTTTCGTTTGTCATATCTATAACAGTATGATATACTGGTTCAAAAGGAAGTGAGGCTTATAATGGCGAGGCAGGCACGGGAAAAAAGTTCTACCGGCATTTATCATGTCATCTTAAAAGGTCTGGACGGACGAAATATCTTTCTGGATGATGCGGATCGCTTAATGTTTATGGATAAGCTGAAAAAAGCCAGACAGGCAGGTGGTTTTAAATTATATGCCTATTGCCTGATGGATAATCATGTTCATCTTTTAATGAAAGAAGAGGAGGAGTTGGGACAAAGCATTAAACGAATAACCGTTGGATATGTGCAGTTGCACAACAATAAATACGGACGAAGCGGGCATTTGTTTCAGAATCGTTTTAACAGCGAAGCAGTCGAAGATGATTGCTACCTGATGACGGTTTTACGCTATGTTCACAGAAATCCATTGAAAGCGGGCATAATCAGCAAACTCGAATCCTACCCCTGGAGCAGTTATCCGTCAATAATCCGATCCTATCAGACCGATCAGAAAGTATTGGATACGCAAATGATTCACGCTTACTTTCCAAAAAAATCAGATTTTGTCAGATTTTCCCAAGAAGAAAATCAGGATCAGTGCCTGGAAATAAAAACAAAAATCAGACTAAGTGACCAGCAACTGGCAGACATTTTAAAAAAGAACAGGGAATATCAACATCTTGAGAGCTACGAAAAGTCAAAACGGAATCAATTGATCAGACAAATCCACGGTGAGACTGGCAGTAGTATCCGCCAATTGAGTCGTGTACTGGGATTGGGGAAAATGATTATCGAGCAGGCGTTAAGGGAAAGAACATGACAAACGAAACGTCCCCGCGTCATGTGCCCGCGTCATGAGAATTCCCTGGAAACGATTGTAAAGAATGAACAACAGTTTGAGAGAATTATTGCGATGCTGCCTTTTTCTCTTTCCATTATAACCCTTGACGGGACGGTTCTTTATGTCAATCCCAAGGGCATGGAATATCTGGAAATCGGACTGGAAGTGATTGGTCAAAAAGCCGCCATGATGCACTGGGTGAATCCGGAAAGAAGACTGGTCTGGCTGGACAAGATTAAAAATGAGG